TCCAATTGGTCCGTGCAGGACATCACCCAGCTCGTAGCGCTCGAGGTCCTCACCGTGGACGAGGCCCGGGGCCGGCTGGGCCTGGTGAAGAAGGCGGCTGACGCTCATGAGGACGCCGCCCAGGCAGACGTGGAGAAGCTCTACGTCCGCAATCGAAAGAAGACCGGGCATTAGCCCGGGAGACACGGAGGTGAAACCATGTTGCTGCGAATTGGAACGGACTCGTCGGAAGTCCGGGAACTGAGGGATTTGATGCGCTCGGCGGGATACCAGTTGCCCGCTTCGAGCCTCTTCGATGAGAAACTGGGCCGCTGCGTCCGGGCCTACCAGGAGGACCGAGGGCTGGCAGTGGACGGTATGGTCGTCCATCGCGCCGGCCAGACCTGGCCTCGCCTCGAAGGGGAGTCATCCGTGAGTGTCCAGGTGGACCAGTCGCCCCGAGCGGTCCGACTATCCCAGGGCCTGGCGACCCTGTACGACGCGGAGCGGAACCGGATGACTCCTGAGTACCGGAGCAGCCGCATCGATGCCTGGGTGCAGATGGAGGCCGGTGCACTCAGCGCCTACATCGTGCCGTTCTCATGCGACGGCTCGGGTCGGCACGGGGCAACCTGCGGGCACGCCGCCTGGCTCCTGACCTCATGGTGGATGCGGGCGATGCACCCGGAAAAGGGGCTCTTCCCCACCTGGCGCACCGGTCGTGGCCCCACCAGCAGCATGCCCAACCGGATGCTCCCGTTGTGCAGCATCGAAGGAGAGGTCATCCGGGGGAAGCTCTGCCGAGGGCTCAAAGAGTATGTGGGCGTCGTGGTCAAAGTGCCGGAGCTCGCCGGTCTCGCGGCGTCCAACCAGACCTGCCAGTGGTACCTCTGCCAGCGCCGCAGCGGCCACGTCATCTGCATCCTGAGCATCGGCACCGACATGGGGTGTGTCGACCCCCGCACTGGTTTGCCTGCTGTGCCCGGCCTGTACCGGCTGGCCGCGGACGGTAGCAAGGCAACCCGGGGTCGGGCATGGACCTGGCGCCGGGTGCGCCCCAGCGAGAAGGGGCCATGGACCTGCTACGGCATGGCGGACGTCCCGGAATCCGGCGAGATCGAATGGGGCCACCTATCCGGCGCTCCCGACCTACCTCTTGCGCTGGAGCGATGAGCGCCATGGCCACGACCGTTCAGGAACGTCGCATCCGCAAGGCCGTTGACGCTGCCGTCAAGCGCCGGGACCGGTATGCGGAGGACCGGGTGCAGAAACTCCTCGGGGCTCTGGACGGCGCGGCCGATGACGTGGCCAAGCAGATCCGCCGCTTCGAAGAGAAGGCGGCGCTCAAGCCCTGGCAGGAAATGCGCATGTCCATCCTCCGGGATTTGGAGAAGGAGGTGCAGTCAATCGCCGCCGACCTCGAGGCCAATTGGAAGGTCGGTATCCGCGCCAACGTCGAAGGTTCCCTCCGCCTTGGTATCGAGGACGGCATCGGCCAGCTCGAGGCAATGGAGGCTCCCGACTTCCAGAACCTCACCGATGTCAACCGAAACACCCTGGTGAAGAAAACCTTCGCCACCATCGACCGGGCTGCGGTGGATTTCCTGGCCAACTATCAGGTCCAGCTTCTGGGCGACGTTTCAACGGAACTCGCCAATGGCATCAAGCGCACCGTGACCCAGGGGGTCCTCACCGGCAAGTCCATCCCCGAGGTCGCCCGAGATATCGGTCGGGTTGTCAAGGCCCCAGACGCATTCCGCCGCGCCGGCAAGACCGTCTTCAAGACCGCCCAGCGCCGGGCCACTCTCATCGCCCGCACCGAAACCCTCCGCGCCCACAACGAAGGACGCAAGGTCTTCTACCGCCAGGTCGGCATCGCGAAGGTCCGCTGGCTCATCGCTGACGACGAACGGACCTGTCCAATCTGCCGACCGCTGGACGGGAGAGTATTTGGGATTGATGAGGTTGATGGGCCACCGAAGCATGTCCAATGCCGCTGCAGTTTGGTCGTGGTATATTCGCTCTTGTAACCAACAGAAGCCGGCGCCAGCGGATTCGGACTCACATTGAGGTCACACATCGCGCTGGCGGTGTTGTTTGGCTCATTCCTCACTGCGCAACCCCTTGTGAACACAGCCAATCACATCTTGCAACGAACCCGGAGATGTAGTAGAAAATAGGGGTTAGGAAGATCCGAAGAAATTCAGCGTCGAGATGATACTCTGGGAGGTTGAGATGCTATCAGGGAGAAGACCCGCACCAGCATTTTTCGTTTTTGCCATCTTTCTTTTTGTCGCCGTTGGCTGCAAAGCGAAGCCCAAGAGGGCGAATGATGAGCCTTGTCAGCAGGACCACGAGTGTGCTTCCCAATGCTGCTGTGACAACTTCTGTGTCTCGAAGAGCTGTTGCGACGGCATGTTCAATAGCTGTGACCGCAATCGCTACGAATGTGGCGACCAGCAGACGGAGAAGGCTGCGGATGAGCGCCGAAAGGAGCAGGAAGAGCGCCTACGGCGACAGCAAGCTGAATACGAAGCTCAAGAGAGTAAGCGGCAATCTGAGTGGAATGCTCTGCCATCGTCAGAGAAGGAGCGATTGAGGAAGAAGGCGATGGAATATCAGTATGGAGAGGCCTGGGACCGACTGCCTGAGGAAGAGAAGGCGGCCATCCAGTCTAGCGTTAGGGCGAAGCAAGAAGCAGAGTGGGCGAAAGGCAAAGCCAAGCGCGATCAAGCCTACAACGAATTCCAGGACTGCATGGCCTCGTGTGACTCAGACGATTTGCAGGTCCGCGTGGCGATCGAACTGTGTCAGCAAAACCCATCGGCTTGTCCGGAAAGTCGAGAGGAATACCAACTTCGTCAAATGGTAGGTGGTCCCAGCAAACACGCCCTAGCAAGAGAGGGAGCCAATGCTATGCATGGCGACTGCCAGCGATCCTGCAAAGCTCGCTATGGATTCTAGCAAGGCGCCGCTTAGGCTCATTCGCGGTGCCACCAACCCCGAGCAGAAGCCGAAAGCCCTGAGAAATATCCGACCACAAGGAAGAACAAACCAATACCCCACACCCACGTCCATTGGCCCATCAGGCCGACAACAAGCATGATACCACCCAAAATCATGCCGCCATTGGCGTCTTTCTTGTCCTGGACGGCCTTGTCGTGCTTCGCTCTCTTCACTTTCGCAGAGTGAACGTATTCCTGGGCGGCTTGCTGCATTATCTCGTTTGACATCTCGCCCCGTGCAGACCACCCGCAGTTTGGACAAGCGTAGGAATGCTCAGAAATTTGTTTGCCACAATCTGGGCAAGTCATTAGCGCCATGAATCCCTCCTGGATTGGCAAACATTCTGTCCTCTGGATGCGTCATCATGTCCCCAACAACGCCGCAGCCTGTGTGCCCTCTCGGCCGCTCTCAGAAGCTATCTATGTGTCTATTTTCAATATTGATTTGTCCATTGCAACAAAAAAGCCGCTAACCTCGCTTCAGGTCCCGGAGATTCTGTGTGCAATTCGCGGGGTGTTGTCACCACCCTGATTGCCCTTATACAACGGGCGAACCATGCTTCTCGTTCCATGAAGACGGCAATCAACAGTCATGGGTCTTTAAAACAGGCACTGGACACAACCAATTCTTCGTGTCTCACAATGCTCCGACAAAAAGTGAGTCTTATTGTCACCCTATCTGATTCGACAGTGATCTTGAGTCTCGGCACGCTTGGCTTGTGGGCGGCGCATGATGCGTCGCTTCGAGCCGGGAGGCCGGGGTGTTCCGCACCGACGCAGACCGATTCCGATTCCTGCTGGAGACCGAGGCGGAGCTGTGCGCGTTCCTGGCCGACGAGGCGCTGGAGGCAGAGGCCGGCGACGAGCGCCCGAAGTACATCACCAACTACATCGGCTCAAAACAGAAGCTGACCGACTGGATCTGGAAGAGCACGCCCGATGACGTCGAGACCGCAGTGGATGCGTTCTCCGGGTCGTCGGTCGTCGCGTACATGTACAAAACCCACGGCCTGGCCGTGCACGCCATTGACCGCCTTGCATACTGCCACCACATCGCCCGGGCCATCGTCGAAAACGACTCCACTACCCTGTCCGATGGGGAGATTGATGCGCTCCTGGCGGACAATACCGATGCCAAGGACTTCGTCCGAAGGCACTTCAAGGGCATCTACTTCGAACCCGGCGTCCACGCGGTCATCGACACCATCCGCAGCAACATCGACTCGACAGGTCTGGGCGGCTATAAGCGCGACATCGCGCTGTTCGCTCTGGGCAAGGCGTGCATCACCGGTAAAGGCGGGTTCGGACACTTCGGCACCACCAAGAAGCAGGACGGCCGCGCCGACAACCCGAAGGGATTCAAGGAGCGGTTCGCAGCCAACTGCCGGCGCATCAGCTCGCTGGTGTTCAAGGGCGAGGGCCCGTGCAAGGCCCACCGTGGTGATACTCGGAAGATCCTCGCCGGCATCAAGGCGGACGTGGCCTACTTCGACCCGCCCTACGCTACGCAGTTCTCTCAGACCAACTACGAACGGGCCTACCACTTCGTGGAAGGGCTGATGACCTGGTGGGACGGGAAGGAAATCCAGGCCGACAGCCAGACTAAGCAATACGCGGTGCCCACCGAGGTGACCCGCTCCAACGCTGCCCAGTTCTTCCAGGATTTCCTGGGCGCAGCCGCGCACATCCCGCACTGGATCATCTCTTACCGCGACCAGGCGTTTCCCACCGAGGCGGAGATCAAGAAGATCGTCGCGGCCACCGGCAAGTCCAGCCGGATGAAGACCCGGGAGCACAAGTACCACATCTCCGCGAAGCACGGCGAAAACTCCACCGCCAAGGAGCACCTCTTCGTCTGTACGCCGGGATCGAGCAGCTCTGCCTCCGGGGACCACATCGATGAGCCGCTGCGCTCCGATGCAGATGACGACGATGCCGAGTTCTTCCTGTCGCTCACCGGGGAGCACGACCCGGACCTGCTCGAGGTCCTAGCAGCGCAGAAGGACAAGGACGCGGTGCGCGTGACTGCGTTCATGGGCAACAAGTACTTCATCCTCGATTTCCTGTGGAAGCAGACCCCGAAGGATGCCAAGAGCGTGCTCGACGCGTTCTCAGGCGGGGCCAACGTCGGCTACTTCTACAAGAAGAAGGGGCTGCGAGTGGTGGCCAACGACAAGCTGGCCTACCCCCACGCCATCGCCCGGGCGCTCATCGAGAACGGCAAGGTGACCCTGTCCGACGAGGACATCGAGTCCATCTTCGCCAGCAACTCCGGCGCCGGTGACTTCTGCGAGAAGCACTTCTACGGCTACTACTTCACGAAACAGATTCTCCATTTCCTCGACGTAGCCTGGGCCAACATCCAGAAGCTACAGGGCTACAAGCGGGACCTGGCGCTGGCCGCACTCGGGTGGACTGTTGTCGGGAAGGCGAAGTTCGGCCAGTTCTCCCGCAGCAAGAAGGCGCTCACCAGGCCGGTGAGCAACCCCGAGGGCCGGCAGACCTCGCTCACCAACATTCCCCTCTCCGATTTCCAGCACCGGTTCCGGCTAAACCTTGCCCGCATCAACAAGCTGGTCTTCGACAACGGCCAGGAGAACAAGGCCGTCCGCATGGAAGCAGTGGAGGCCGTCCGCCGCACCGACTGCGACCTGGTCTATGCAGACCCGCCCTACATCACGCACTTTGGCACCAACGACTACGAGATGAACCTCCACTTCGTCGAGGGACTGATGACGATGTGGAAGGGCAAGGAGCTGCGAGACAATCCCCGCCGCGATTTCGAGTCCAGCACCCGGTACACCCGGGAGACTATCGGCACGCTGATTTCAGACATCGTGAGCCAGGCAGCGGGCAAGCACCTGCTGCTCTCCTACCGCGACAAGGCCTACCCCGATGAGAAAGCGATCCGGGGGATGTTCCAGGAGCGGTTCAAGACGAGCCGGGTGACCGGCATCGATGTGCAATACGCGATGATCCGCAACGACCCCGAGTCGGGTGGCAAGTACGCCAAGGAGCTGGTCTTCATCGGCTCCGAGCCCACCAAGGCGAAGGCCGCACCCGAGCGCAACATCCACACCCGAGTCCGTGGCGACCTCGAGCCTCTGTCGCTGTGCGCAGACGCTGCCCAGGGGGCCGACAAGAAGTTCAAGTTCATCCTCACGCACGTGGGCACCAACCGCAACGGTGACCATTTCGCTCCAGACGAGCTGCGGGAAGCGGCGAAGACCGCGGTGGGCAAGAAGATCGACCTCTCCCACTCCCAGGAGTTCCGGGACATCGTCGGCGGCATCGTCGAGGCCCGGTTCGTGGAAGATGGCGACAACTCACGAGTCGAGTGCGTGGGGGAGCTCTTCGCCGAAGAGTCAGAGCCGGCCCGCCTGGCCTACAAGCTCATGAAGCGGGGCATCGTCGGCCACGTGTCGATGGAGTGCGACTACCAGGAAGGCGAGTGCTCCGTCTGCGGCAAGCGGGTGAAGAGCAAGGCGGACTATTGCTCCCACCTGAAGAACTACAAGGGCCGCAAGTACCAGGGTAAGGACGTCTTCGAAATCCTGCACGGCATCACGTTCACAGGCATGGGGCTGCTGGACCGGGAGGGGGCCGACGAAAAGGCCGAGATCCGCCAGGTGGCCCATCACCATACGAATCACCGAGGAGGGAAACCGATGGGTGACGAGACCAAGAAGAAGACCCAGGGTGCGGACGACGTCGTGGACCCGTCCGAACTGTCCGACACCGAGAAGGACAAGCTCATCCGGACCCAGCAGGGAGAGATCGAGCGCCTGAACAAGGAGCTGGATGGCCTGCGCAAGAAGCTGGATGACTCCGAGGCCGCCCACAAGGCCGTCGTGCGCAAGGCCAAGGCCGAGTCGCTGATGAAGCAGTGGGAGGATGCGGGCCGCGCGTTCGATTCGGACGATGCGAAGACCGCGGAGATGGACCGGCTGCTCAAGCTCACCGACGAGGCCTTCGCTGCCACCGAGGCAGCGGTGCAGGCCTTCGCCGGCGGCAAGAAGAAGCCCGAGGACGACGAGGAAGAGGACGAGCCCGAGGATGGCAAGAAGCTCCCCTTCCCGCCCCGCAAGAAGAAGCCGAAGAAGCAGGCGGGCCTCTCCTCGGATGCGGGTGTGTCCCCGGCCGCGTCGCCGGACACGAAGCTGTCGCTGACGGACCGGCTCTCTGCCGGTTTCATGGCGGCCTACAAGGACCGGGTCGGAACCGAAGGATAGGAGGTTGAACCATGGCATACGTAGAACCCAAAGCCCCCGGCTTCCGTTACGGCCTGGGCACCATTTCGGCGGATGCGGTCGCAGGGCAGTGTGTGCGGCTGACGGATGCCAACGTCTTTTCGGTCAACGATGACGCAGCCAAGCGGTCGTTCGGCATCCTCGTCGCCTCGGCGAGTGAGGGTGACCGGTGCGGTGTGTACTGCATGGGCGGCATCTACGAGACCGACCAGTACACCGGCAACATCTCGGCGGGCGACGAGCTGGCCTGCGATGCGGACGCCGGCACGCTGAAGGCGGCCTCTGGCGACGAGTTCGTGTTGGCGGAAGCCATCTCGGTCGTCTCCGGCGTGCTGCGCTTCAAGCTGCTCGTGTAGGGAGGTGACCACGATGGAACCCGATATCAATGTCCACAGCGAAGAATTCATGGAGGCAATGGCCGAGCTGATGGCCGAGGCCGCTGAGTCCCCTGACGGACTGCGGGCCCTGGCCGCGGCGATTGCCCCGCCCATCGACCAGGAGATCAAGCGCCGGGAGATCACGTCGCTGCTCCTGACCCGGCACAAGCTGCCCGCCGGTGAACCGGCCAAGTACCAGAAGCGGCCCAAGCTGAAGGCCTACTGGATCAGCAAGGACGGCGACGCGGTGGAGTCCGGCATCCTCGAAGAGGAGGTCGAGTTCCCGATCCACCGCATCCACGCGATGCCCATGGTGGACATCTCGGTCCTCAAGCACGGCAACGTGGGCTCCATGCTGGATATCCAGAAGGCGTCGGCCGACGAGATCCGCAAGGCCATCGACAAGCGCTCGGTGACCGTGCTGTCCGCTGCGGTGCCCGAGGACAAGACCGTGACCGTTGCCGGCGGCAAGCTCACCGACGAGGCGATCAACGAAGCCATCTCGTTCATCGAGGACCAGGAGCTGCGGGTGAAGTACATCCTGCTGCGCGGTGCTCGGGCCAACGACATGCGCGGTTGGGAGCTCGATCCGCAGACCAAGCGGGAGCTGCAGCTCAAGGGCATCTTCAAGATCTACAACGGGGCCGAGATCATCTCGACCGCGTCCATGCCGCTCTCCGAGGTCATCCTGGTGCCCGAGGAAGAGGTCGGCAAGTTCGCGATTCGGCAGGCCCTGACCACCGACACGCTCAACGAGCCCAAGCGGTTCAAGACCGGCTGGCTGGCTTGGATGGAAGTTGCTCACGGCATCACCCGTCCCGACCTGCTGGCGAAGGTGGTCATCACCGATTAGGAGGCCGCCATGTCCGTTGTCGTGAAAAACACGCTGTCCACAGTCCTCGACATCCCCGGTGCGGGCTTGATGTTCGCGGTGGATGAGCAGAAGACCGTGGACCGCATCACCTCGGCGCTGTCCGCAGCCATCCAGGCGGGGCACCTCGAGGTGGTCTCGCAGGAAGCGACTGCGGTGGTGACCGTGGAAGAGGACGCTCAGTCCCTCTTCGACCTGCCCTTCCCCTGGCCCGGGCCCGATGACGTGAGCCTGCCCGTTGGGGGCCTGGTGCAGGTCTTCGGCACCGACTGGTCCGTGGATGCCGCCAACAACCAGTTCGAATGGCTGGATGAGGAGGTGGAGCTCAAGGCAGGTGATGCCCTGGTCTTCGTCGGGAGGATTTCATCATGAGCCGACTCGACGGGAAGTTCATCAAGCCTGGCACCATCACTGAGGACCGTCTGCACCCCGACATTCCGCTGGGTGGCGAGGTTCCCCCGGGAACCATCACGGCAGACATGCTCGCTGCCGCCCTGCTGGAGAAGTTTGTGGTGGCGACGTGGGGCGACCCCGCTGTGGTGGACCCCACCAACCAGACCATCGTCCTGCAGCTCGCTGACCTCGCCGGTGACCCGGTGGAAACCGCGCACGTGGTGCGCGTGACCTGCGACAGCCAGGCAACCATGGCCGTGGGTGAAAACGGCACTGCACTGTCCGGGGATGGTACGGACGACCTCATTGCACAGACCGATGCAGCCGGTGCTCTCCAGCTCGTGGTCACGTGTGAGGACGCAATCGTTGTTTCGCTGGCCGTCGGTCCTACGCAGTCGAGTCCCATGCTCGATTGTCGGGCCGGGGCCGATGTTTCGTTCATCTGATCTGACAAGGAGGGAATGTCATGGGAATCGGAGACGCAGTAAAGCCGGTCCAGGAAGTGGCGCTGGGCGAGATGGCCAAGGATTTCGCGGACAAGTTCGCCATGGTCTCGTGGGGCACCCCCGGGGCCGAGGCCGACGAGAAGATCGCGGTCACGCTCCAGCTCAAGAACCCGCTGGGTGACGACCTCGTCGGCACCGAGCGCATCCGCCTGACCTGCACCGCCGGGGCCACCATGGCCCTGGAGGCAGCGGGCAACGGCACCGTGCTCAACGGCGACGGCACGGACGACATGATCATCGAGACCGATGGGGCCACCGGCACCTTCGACCTCGAGGTCACGCACAACCAGGCCGGCACCATCAGCGTGGTTGGCGGGCCCACCCAGGGCTCCGGCCTCGTGGGCTGCCGGGAGGTCGTCGACCTGGTGTTCGCGTAATCCCTACGGGGTGAGCGCAGAATTGCGGGGGCGGGACCTTATTGATGGGCCCCGCCCCCGTACCGGAGGAGAACGATGCTGACAGTGACGAACAACCTGCCCTCCCACCTGGTGATCCCGAAGGGGACCGACGCTGGGACTGCGCTGAAGCTGGGGCCGAAGGCAAGCGCCAAGGTCGAGAAGCTGACCGGGCCCGTCAAGGATGCCGAGCGCTCCGGCCTGGTGGTCATCCAGTATCCGCAGACCACAGACGAGAAGCCCGCCCCGGCCAAGAAGGGCGGGAAGAAGGGGTAGAGGATGCTGAGCGAACTGGTGCAGGACATCCTGGCCGATTTCACCGACGAAGAGGGCGAGGCCCTGGTCGCAGTCGAGTACGTGACTCGTGCGGCCGAACGCGCTCTGCCCCTCATCTCGTCGGACCTGGATGTGCCGTACCAGCTCGACAACGACGAGGTGAGACCTGCCATGCCCGGTGACCACCGGGAACTGTGGCTCGTGCGGTCGAAGATCCTGGTCTGCCGGTTTCTGCGGGCGCAGTCCGCCAGTCGCGTGAATTTCTCATCTGGCGACAAGCGCATGGACCGCAGCCGGGAGGCCTCCAACTGGGCCGCCCTCGAGAAGGACCTCACCGCCGAATACTCGGCCCGGGTCCGCAAGCTCAATCCGGCGGCCGACGACTCGGTGCTGAGCCCTGAAACGCGCCCCCTGGTCTACTCCCGAGGGGCCCAACTTGCAGAGATGGAGTGAACCATGGAAAAGCGCGTGAAGATCGATCCGTTCAACTACGACGCCTGGGACGTGGCCAGCTCGCTGGTGCAGCTCGCCTCGGCCGTGATCGGGCTCCTCATGCTCATCAACGGCAACGAGGCCGGCCTGCTTGGGCTGGGCGCGCTCGCCGGTGGAGCCAAGGGCAACATCCTGGGTGATTTCATCACCTGGTACCGCTCCAACGGTGGGCCGCGGCCGCCCCGCTTCTCCGGGACTCTGCTGGCGCTGCTCCTGGCATCAGCCGTCATGCTGGCCGGCTGCGGCACCACGGTGAGCAAGCAGTTCCTGGTGGACTCGCAGACCGCGGTCATGAGCACCGCGTCCGATTACCTTAACGGGTGCCGGAGCGTGACCGTCGCGCCGGCCTTCACCGTGGACTGGAACCAGAACGTGGCCTACGGCGGCGGGCTCTTCGCCGGCTGTGAGGCCAAGGGCAACCTGGTGGAGTTCCGCTGCATGGGAGTCCAGGACGAGGAGACCGGCAAGCTCAAAGTGAAGTGCGACCCTCTGGCGCTCTGGAAGCTGGAGGAGGACGAGCAGTGAAACAGGGGCACCGACACCAGGCCCAGCGGGAAGTCCGCTGGCTCATCCTCCAGTCGAGAGTCACCGCACAGGTGACCCGGCCGCAGACCGCCGGAGAAGGTACTTTCTTCGGGGCTGCAGAGAGCGGCGAGGAGCAGCTTGGGGCGGTGCCCATCGAGATGCAGGACCTGCCGCCCAAGGACCTGACTGAAATCGGCGCAGACGCCGTTGCCTCCGTGCTGCCGGATGCGGGCGTGCATGAGAACGATTTCCTCGCCGTCGGCGAGACGAGATACCGGGTGACCGAGGTGAAGCCCCAGAACTTCTTTGGCGCGGTGACGCACCTCGAGTTGCACTTGGAACGGGAGAGACGGGATGGGTAAGCGCGGACAACTCGCCATCATCGACATCGACTTTCGCAAGATCGAGCGCTTGCAGAAGGCGATGAAGAAGGCACCGGCGTTGATTGCCGAGGAGCTGGCGACCGCGGTCCGCGACCTGGTGCTGCTGGTGGAGGCCGAGGCGAAGAAGCGGTGCCCCGTGGACACCGGCAAGCTGCGGGCCTCCATCACTCCCGTCATCGAGTCCTGGGCTGCCGGCTACGTGGGCACCAACACCGAATACGCGCCCTATGTGGAATACGGCACCCGCAAGACGGATGCCCAGCCCTTCCTGGAGCCGGCCTTCATCGAGGGCAAGCGCCAGGCGAGCAAGATCTTCGGCGAAGCAGTTTCCCGGGCCATCGCCCGATACGAGAGGAGTGCATCGTGAGCGGGTCACTGAAACGAGCATTCGGGTTGTGGGTGGCATCGCAGGTGCCCGGTCTCAACGTGCATGCGGATGACCTGGCCAATGCGCAGCACGCGTACCCGTCCTGCACGGTGACCGAGCTGGCGTATTCGCTCACGCAGTACGGGTGCGGCCGCCGTGATTTCACGACCCGGGATGAAGAGACAGGCCACGCTGCCACCTCAGGGAAAATGGTGCGAGCTGAGACCACGTACCGGCTGACCGTGAAGACCCCGTCCGGTCCCCAGGGCAACGGCCAGGAAGTGGTCGATGCCATTCTGGAACAACTCGGGCTGGCCGTGACAGAAGCGGGCATGGCCTGGAATCCCCTACAGCTCGAGGACAGCGAAACGGACCCGGTGGAGCTGTTCACCGTCGACCGCATCTCCACGGAGGGCCGGCAGTCGGTGCCTCCGGACGTGTCGGGCGAGCCCTTCCTGTTTCGGGGTGCGCTGACTGTGAAACTGGCCCGCACGATCCCACTGGAGAAGCCGGTGGAAGGGGTGATGGAACACATCCATGTCCAGGTGCTGGGAGGATAGGCGATGACCAACAAGAAGACCGACAAGAGGATACCGGCCGCGGACCGTGCCCCCAAGCCGGAGAAGAAGACCGACCCGAAGCAGCCCGCTCCGGACCCCACGCCCAAGCAGCCCGTGAAGGCCGCCAGGCGTGGCCCGCTTGCCCGCAAGAAGCCGTCGCTTTCGACACCGGACGCACTGGCTTCGGCCACGGGGACCTCCCCGATGGTCCTGGCCGCGCTGCGCTCGGCGTTCGGGTGGACCGACAGAACCCGGCTGACCCGCCAGGAGTTCCTGCGCAAGCGGGATGAATGGCTGAGAACGCCGGCCAATGAGGTGTGACCATGGTGGTGAAACGGATCATCCCTGACGCATATACCGAGTACGAAGACGGACATCTGGGCGTGGTTCCTGCGTCCCTGGCCAACGTCGAAGCCAAGCTCGGTGCAGCCAAGGGCGGCATCCCCGGCAAGGTCTACACCTTGGCCGGTCCCGATGCCAAGAAGATGGCGAAGACCGTCTTCAAGAGCGGCCCGCTGCTCCAGGCCCTCGAGGAGGCCTTTGACGCTGGGTCCACCCGCATCCACGCGGTAAGAATCGGCAGCCCTGTGCAGGCATCCGTCAAGCTCAAGGACGTGGCCGGTTCCGACGTGGTCAAGCTCAAGGGCGACTTCGGCACCTCGGGCAACAGCCACTACGTCAACGTCTCCCACTCCTTCGACGACGTGGAAACGGGATTCGCGGTGCTCGTCACCGGTGGCCCGACCAGCAAGGTGCTGTTTGTCGACGACGCAATGGAGACTGTTCGAGAGGTAGAGCTCGACGCCGCAATCTTGACTCCGGTCGGCATCGGCGTGCAGCAGTTCCCCCTGGGCGATGAGCGCAAGAGCGGATTCTGGGTGCTGGGCATCGGTGCCGGCGGCCCCGGTCTCTGGCACTACGACGAGGCTGAGGAGATGGTTGGTGACGACACCATCGACCTCACCGCGGACATTCCGCCCGGTGACATGGTCACCGGCATCGTCCTGGCCCCGATGAAAGCCGGCGAGGAGATCTACGTCACCACCGACAAGCATCTCCTGACGTTCCTGCTGCCCGAGTCCGGCTCGGCAGTTCTGGTTGAGACGCTGGACTACAACACCTTCGACGGGAATCCCCAGGACGTGTCCGCTGCAGCGATGGTCTTCAACATCAACGATGTCTTCCTGGGCGAAGAGGCGGAGCCTACGCTCCTGCTGTTGGAGCGCACGCAGAAGAAGCTCTACGGAATTGGCTTCCCGTCTGACACGCCTCCCGAGCTCATCGGCACCATCGACCTCGCTGCCTGGGTCAATGACGACACCCCCGAGGGCCTGGCCTTCGACTTCGACAATCTCGAGGTCCTGGTGGGGATCACCTCTGCGGTGGACCCCACGGACCGGGTGGCCCGCCTCAAGCTCAACTGGGATGCCGATCCGAACCCGACCGCCACCCTGGTCGACGTATGGACGGTGGACCAGGCGCTCACGGCCATGAGCCAGCACATCGCCTCTGTCGATTGCACCACCCGGCTGCGCATCCAGGACCGCAACGAGACCCCCGTCCTCGAGCGTGTGTACGAGGCGTCCGGGCATTTCGACGCGGTCACCGAAGCCGTGGTCCAGGCTATCAATGCCGGCGGCGTCTACTCGGCAGAGTTCCTCGAGGAGGACTACCAACTCCTCTCCCCGTCAGCGGAGAACGAGAACGACCCGCCCGACCCGGCGTGGTTCGACGCGTTCACCGGTGGCGAGGACGGCGGGGCCCTGACCAACGGCGACTACCTGTCTGGCCTCGAGGCCACCGTCTCGAAGACCGACACCAACTGGACTCACGCGGTGGGCGCGACCAGCAACGCACTCTGGACCGCCATCCTGCTCCACTGTGCCGAGATGCTCGAGGACCATCACGCCGAGCGTTTCGCCATCCTGGAGACGCCGGCATTCAGCTCCTCCAACGAGGAAGGCACCGCGGAGTACCTGGCCGACCTCCAGACCTATGTCGAGAACATCGTCACCATGGCCGACAAGGTGGGAGACCGCAACGCTGTCATTTTCGCTGGCGGTGCGCAGTTCATGGGGTCGGACGGAAACACCTACGACCGCTCCATCACCGCGGTCTGCGGCGGCACCATGGCCGGCCTCGAAGTGCAGAAGTCCCTGGTGAACAAGCCGGTGCGCAACGTACTCAAGCTCGTGCCGGAGTTCACCGTGGGGCACATCCAGACGCTCCTGCAGGCCCGGGTCAACTGCATCCGATTCAAATCGGGACGGGGCTTCATCATCGCCCACTCGCTGACCGCAGCGGCCAAGGGCTCCGACTACTCCCGGGCCAACGACCTGCGGGCCGTCTACTACGGGGCGAAGGCCGCACGGGAAGCGGCACAGCCCTACGTGGGCGAAGAGAACGATTCGGCCGGCGAGGGCCTGCGGCGCCTTGAATCGGCCATGTCCCGTCCCCTCGAGGTGATGCGGGATGGCGGGCAGATTGACGCGTTCGAGCTGACCGCGAAATCCAACGACAACGACCGGCTGCTCGGCGACGTGTACGTAAAGCTGGGCATCCAGCCCAGGCGGGCCATGGAGATGATCTACACCACGGTCTACCTGAAGTGATGAGGTGAGTCATGTCGCAGGAAGGATACATCCAGGGAACCGCCGGCGAGGAGATTTCGCTCCTGGTCGACGGCATCAAGATCATGGCCCTCCAGAACCTCTCCTGGAAGGCCAGTCAGCCCAAGTCGGTGATTCGCGGTGCGGGTTACTCCAAGCCCCACGCCATGGGCCGGGGGCCGAAGGAGTACGAGCTCGACTTCGAGGTCAAGGAGCTGAACAAGGCCATCATCGAGGAGGCCGTCAACTCCCCCAAGTCCAGCGAGTCGCAGCTCAAGACCTTCTCGGTGGGGGACCAGGAGTTCGCGGATCTCCTCGACCTGCGCAACGCCACCGTGCTCATCATGTACCCGCCCAAAAACAACACCCAGCGGATCATCCGGTTCCTGGGGTTCGAGTTCACGGACGTGGAGGGCGGTTTCTCGGTCGACGATGAGTCCGTCGGCCGCAAGCTCTCGGGCATCGCCATGGACGCTGAGGGGCTCGTGTGATGCTGCGACCGTATCAGAGCGACTCAAGGAAGGTGTACAAGTCAGG